AGCATCAAGGTATCCTTCGTAGTTCCATTCCATAGGTATGAACAAGCTATATAATCCTGAGCGAGTCTGTCCATTGCGGTTTCTTTTACTAACGTTTGAATCATCATATATTTTTTTGTAGTTTCTACCTCCTTTATCTAAAGCATTTGATGTTGATCCCATCATACACTTGCCTATAATTCTACTACCTAATCTTAATGTTGTTTTTGTAACCCTCCAGTTGTTTAATATATTTTCTGGCTTTTCCCATTTACCTGCTTCATCGTGTACAAGTAGTGCAAGCTTCTCTCCATCATAGGAGTTGTCTCCTGTATTTTTCCAGTCAATAGTTGTATCCAGTCCAACGATTTCCTCAATTTGTTCATTGCTATCAAGTTTTTTTCTAGTGAATCTTGAAGCAGGAACTCTGTATGCAAGCTCTGTTTTTGGTCTATCCATACCATCTTGGATAGGTTTAAAAAAGAAAGGGTAGTTGACTGAGATTGGAACAATCTTGTCTGTAAACATTTTTTTAGCATCAGCTCCTGACTTTGATAAGACACCGTATCTAGCATCACTAGATATTGTGGCCAAGTTAACAGTCTCGCCTGATGCCATGAAAGAGAATCCACTTCTTCTGTTTTTAAGATAGCACATACCATATGATCGTGTATCGGACTTACAAGCTTCCCAGAATATAAAGAATAATCTGTTTGCTTCCCTAAAATCTGCTTGCCCAACATCAATCTTTGACCATTGCAAATACATGTAGTGAGTACCAGTAATATAAGTGGGAATACCTTTGTTATAAAACCAAAAGCCTTCGTCTCTTCTTTTAAACTCTTCGTCGATGTAATCATGGAGTTTTTCTTTAAAAGTATCTGGATAAGATTTCCAGTCAAATATTGTTTTAATATTTTTTAATTCTTTTCGTGGCTCAAAGACTTGCCAACGTTGATCTTCTTTTTTTTCAGATAATTTAAATGTATTATCTTCTAGTGGTAAAGCAATTATTAGGTTTTGTATTTCGTATATTTCACCAATTTTACCAGTCCTACTAATTACTATTACATCGTATTCTTTATTATAACCATAAGCCCACTTCTTTGACTTATTTAACCTCTTGATCACATGAGGCTTTATATGTTCTATTTTTTTATATAATGTTTGTTCGTACATTATTTAGATCGTCTTTCTGCGAATCCAGAAAAGCTTTTTTCTTTAATCTCTTCTTTTGGCACATCATTAAGTATATTTTCTTCATCTTGAATTCTGTTAAGAATTTCAAATGCATCAAATATAGCTAACTTTTTTGTAGCCGCTGCATTCTTTAATCTATCTGCCGTTATATCGTCTCCTGAATCAACAATAGCTTCTTTAGCAACTTTGATTAATTCCTCAACTGCTTTGTGCCCAGCTTGGATTATGTTCAACTTCGTTTCCTTGACGTTCATACTTTATAACAATATCATTAGATTTCATACAATATAACCTTTTGCCGTCAACGACAAAGTCATATTCTCCGTCTGGTGTATAACCAACAAGATCGTTTTTGTTGATTCCTAGTGCTTTTAAGGCACTATTACCATATTTAAGTATACCAATAAGAAATTGCTCTAAGTTGTTATGTACATCAACCTGATCTTTAATAGGAGATACAAAACATCTGTCTCCAAATGCTTTCCATTGTTTATTTCTTTTATATAAATAAACTTGATTCAATTGAACAAAATAAAGGTTTTCTTTAAAGTAAGCTTTACTATTTTTTTCTTCCCCTCTTACATTGAACCATCTTCTAAACACGTTATGATGTATCATAATGATATCACCAACCTTTATAGATGTTTTGTACGCTATGGGAATTTCAATGACTTTAGCAATATTATTAACAGCTTTAAAAGTTTCTATTTGCGTGTTAATTATAAGGCTTTTGTCACCTACTTTTACTTCATTAGAATACCGCTGGCCAACTGGCTCAACGATAAAATCAAATAAACTATTCACTAATATTCTAAATCGTACTCAACGGAGATTGCCATGTTAGAATTAAATTTTTTCCATGGCAATACTTCGTCTAGTTTTTTGATAAAAATATTATAAGAATTGTCTTCTTTATCAGAAAGTATATGTGATATAGTATGACCACCATATACTGACTGCCCTATCGAGTAGTGCATTGCATCAGTTTTGTAGTCAGAACCAATGCTTATCTTTCTAATAATAGATGACATTATTTCTTATCTTCTTCTTTTTCAATAGGTTTGAATGATCCATCTTCCAAATTAATGTTGATTGATCCATATTCATCTTCAAGTTCCTTTTTGAAAGCTTCAGTTTCCTTATTGATTTCTTGGAACTTACCCAATACTGCGGTTTTTTGGGCTTCTAAAAATCCAACTTCATTTAAGTGCTTGTTTAAGTCCTTTTGAAATTCTTGAATTTTCTTTAATTGGTCTTCGGTAATCAGTTGTTTTGCTTCACTCATCTTAATTTAATTTAATTGTTACTTATTGATTTAAACTTTTCCGCTCCTCTTGAACCGAAATAAGCTACATAAACAGTTATTAATAAAGATTTTAGTAGGTCAATCCATCCGCTGTCTATACCGAATGAAATACTAAAACCATCTAATAAGATAAAAACTATAAGAGATATAGTCAAAAAGATTAAAGCCATTGGCCTTGTGTTTTTACTGAGCCATGAATCTGATTTCATGTCTGACTCCCATCTTTTTGAAACTTCTTTAAGTTCAATCATATCTTGCTCTAATAACATAAGAGCAGTTTCTTTGTCTTCTGGTGGCAAGTCTGTATCTTGATGTATAAGATTTTTAACTATACTCAGCGCACCTTTGTCAGGCAATAGATTACTAATTACATCTATAATACCTGATTTACCTAGCAAGAAATTACCAACTTTAGTATCTTTAAACTTCTTTTTAGGTTTAGACATTATTTTTTAGGCTTTTTAGGCTTTGATGGATAAGGCATAATTATTTGTGTTTTCTAAGTTTAGCTAATTTTATAGCTTTTTTGTCTATTACTACTTCTACTTCTACTTCTTTTTTCTTTTTCTTTGCCATAATGTTATTTTTTACCTGGAAACATTTGGTTTAATGTTTCTTTACGCTGTTGACAGCCACAGGGTATGTTTAAACCCTGTGATACTGCGTCAACAACTTTTTTAATACCAGTCGCTTTAGTGAATGATTCTATTTTATCACCTAAGCCTGTATTCATTAACTAGCTCTGTATGATCTCCAATACATTCTTAGACCGGTTGCAGCCGCTGGAGCAGCTGTTTGTCCGTTGTCAAATCCTGGTGAAACCGCAGATACAACGCCTCCTGGATTAGCTTTCATAGCATAGACTATTGCAGCTTTAAGAAGTGGTGCACTTACTGTTGTTGGAACACCAGCTGCGCCTGTTGGAGATGTACCAGCTATAAGTGTAACTATATCTAGTGGTGCAATCGTGTTTAGCTGGATTGCAACTTGAACTGCGGTAGATTGTGTAACCGCAGAGATTTGATCTACAGGAACTAAATTAATCCCGTCTTGAAATGCAGAAGCGTTAGCTAAACCTGAGTTAGCACTGTCTGTGATGTTAAATGAAATGTACTTTGCCATAATAATTGTTTTTGATTGTTGTTTGTTGTTTGTTGTTTGTTGTTTGTAGTTTTATTAACAGGTTTACTTCCCGTTTTTATCGTATTGAGGTTGTGATGATAGTCCAGAGTTCATGTCTCTGTCTATAACATTCTCTGGTCTTCTTCCTCCTGAAGTAACTTTACCTAAGCCAGCTCCATAAGGTTTTAAATGATGTGTTTTTGATCCCATAGTTAATGTTTCATGTGTTTAGAGATCCAGCTTTTATCTGCTTTTACGTCTCCCGCCAGCTTAGAGATGTGTTTCTCATCAGCTGTCTGATTAATGTCTTTGTATTTGCCCCCTGCTTTTTGGTCATCGTTAACGTCTCGTTTTAAATAACTCATGTGAGCTTTGTCATCTCTGATAGCGGCCTTCACATTTCCTTTGTTTATTTTTGTGTCCATAATTATGTATTTTGTGAATTTAATCCTGGATATTTTGCTAATACTTTAGCTACTATTGAATCTTTTTCTGGTGAATTATATGCTAATTTTAAAGCGGCTTCACCTCTTGCTTTTGTATTAATTGGGTACGTACCGTTTGAGCCAGCAAAATCATTTTTTGATACGTTTGGATATTTTCCTGCATTACTTTTTCCAGGTTCTTTTCTTATTTCTGTGATTGTTTTTGGCATAATATTAATTTAAAGCAACTAAACCAGATACGTTGTTTGTTCCTGCTGAAAAAACTTGAACAATACTTACTGGCAATACCTCTCCTTCTACAGGATGATAAAAAGTTAAAATTGTATTTGAAATAGTTCTAACTCTTACGCTGTTTTGTAAAGAAAAACTAAAAGTTAAAAGAATATTAACAGCTATACCTAAAGTTTTATCTACAGTTATAGTCATTGTTCCTAACGCAACTGAAATAGCTGTTATCTTACAATCAGCTGGAACACCTACACCACCAACAAACATACCAACTTTTATATCAGAGTTTGGTGATTTTAATATTAATGTTCCATTAGTAGATGCAGCATTACTATTAGATGTAACAATACTTGCTGGTGCACCACCAACAATTAAATTATACTCAACCCAATTGCTTTGTGGGATTACTGCTTGAGTTCTTCCGTCTAGTAATAGCGTATCGCTAGGTACTACTTCAACCCCGTCTTTATAAGAGTCTGTGTAATAATTTCTAATCATTTTGTTTTATTTTTTTTTTTTATTTTTGCTACAAAAAGATTTAGCCGCTCCAACGCTTCCAAATCCCCATTTTTTTAAAGCTATAGCTTTTTTTGTTGGTTCACCTTTAGAATCTTTCATTGCACCAGCCATACCTGCAAACCTACAAGCAAAAGAAACTCTTCTAGGACTTGTACCACTAGTAAGTCTGCTACCCATACCTGGGTTTTCTTTACGCATTTTACGGTTTTGTTTTTCGTATGATTTGTCTGTCATTATATTATACGGTAATTAGTTTTTCCGTTAATTCTAGTTGCTTTTAAAAGTCTTCTTCTATTTGCATCCTCAGATACATAGCTTATATGTACCCAATCAGGATTAGTGTCATCTCCAAATTCCCAAATCATTTGATCATAATCTAAATTGCATTTAATGTATTCAAACATTTCAGCATTAGTTTTATAACCATATGTATCATCTATGTCTAAAGCACAACCTTTACAATGTTGTGAGCTTGTACTTCCGCCAATAGCAGAATTCAATTTGGGTGAGCGATAGAAACTATTAATAGATATTGGACCACCAACAAATTCACGTAATGGTTCAAATACTTTTTCAGCAATAGTTTTCATGTTAATTAAATCTAAATCACAAGGTGTATTGTCAATACTTAACCTAGTGGCTGTATGAGATTTAACACCTTCTTTAAGTGAAATGTGTTTACTTATTCTATCACTCATTTTAGTGAGTTTTTACTATTTTTGTGCAATACTGCTTATTGGTCCAGCTGTATAAGGACATTCAGATTTTGATACTTGCATGTGATTTCTTGCATTACCTTTTGCTAGATTAGTAGCTTTATAAGGTCCACTCCATACTGCATTTATACCTAATTGACTTGGTTTTTTATCTTCCATAATATTTTTTAATATGCGTTATTTTTCATCTCTGGTTGTGGAGCATCTACAGGAATATCTAATATCGGTGCAGGCATAGTTGGCACTTGATTTACATCTTGAATTGATCCATCTATTATATCAGTCTGAGTTCCTAAACCTTTCGATTGTTGAAAATTTTTTGTAAAACTATCTGAATAAGGTTGCGTATCACCTGACATTCTTGTAAAGTTGTCTAACTGACCTTGTCCTATAAAGTCATTATTTGGTTTTTCCATAATTATCTATTTTTATCTTTATTGACATTCTCTATAGATGTAATCATAACTTTATCTATATATGTTTTGCCTTTCATTATTTTATTTCGATGTAAACTAGTGGGTATATCTTCTGTACCTAGCATAATACGATACATACGACTTATTAACTGCTTGCACTTAAATGAAACTTTGTAGATATTATACTTTTGTGTTGTGCGGTTATGCGTTCTCCAAACCGTTATCCAACCTTCTTTAAGTAATCTGTTCCAGCGCCTGTTATCCCAGCTATAAGAATATGTACCGATTTTAAAATCTTCTCTAGTGAAAAAATCCATGCAATCGAAATATATTAGTAATTCTAAATCTGCATCATTAAGATTATTATTTTTGCAAGCCCATTTTCTAATTATACGATAATGTTTTAATAAATTTAAATCTCTAATATCGGAGGCCTCTAATCTCATAATACAACTACAACATGGTCCATACGAACCACACTATATATGTCTTTTTTTATTTCTATTTGATGTGAATTGTTTTTATCAAAGTATATGATGTCTTTTTCTTTAATACCTGTAACTTCATTTCCTACAGAAACTACAGTTGCTTCTTCATACCTCATATCTTCTCTTTGTTTTTCAGCTAAAAGTAAACCACCTTTAGTTTCTAAAACACCTTGCTTCACACCTTTTATTATTAAATTTCTACCTATTGCTTTCATGATGTTATTCTTAAATTGTTAATAACACAGTCTGTTGAAAGTATTGTTGTAGCTACTGAAGCTGCATTTTGCAAAGCACTTTTAGTGACTAATAAAGGATCAATAATTCCGGACTCAATCATGTTTACCATATCTCCTGTAACAACGTTTAAACCATATCCAAAATCTTTAATACTGGAATAATCTTCTATACCCGCATTGCTTAATATAGTTAAAAAGGGTGCTTTTATAGCTTCATACAAAATCTTTTGGCTATCTGATAAAGCTAAAAGTCTTGAAGCATTTAATAAAGCGATTCCTCCACCTGGCACTATACCTTGTTTTATAGCAGCTTTTGTAGCACAAATAGCGTCTTCAACTCTAGCTTGTTTCTCTTGTAACTCAACTTCAGAGTTAGCACCGACTTTTACAACGGCTACTTTTCCAGATAATCTAGCTAGTCTTTTTTCTAATCTCACAACTATCAAAGGATCTTTTGCTTCTTTTAAATCAATCTCTAGTTTATCAATAATATCTTGTACTTCTTTGTTTCCTTTCTCTACTTGAAGTATTGTTTCTGTTTGACTAGTAACACTTTTTAAACATTCACCTAAATGTTCAGGACCTATTAAATCTATATCATCACCTAAGTCTTCGTTTATAATTGTAGCACCAGTAACTAAAGCTAAATCTTTTAATGTTTCTTTTTTACTAATACCATATATAGGTGCCTCAATAACATTTACTTTAATGTTACCTTTTATTTTATTCATGGCTAATGCAGATAAAACTTGCTGATCAACATCGGCTACTATTAACAGTGCTCTATTCTGCTTTATAGCATGCTCTAGCACACTTTGTATTTTTCTTACAACATCTATTTGAGATTCAACTAACAGCACAAGAGGCTTGTCTAATTCAGCTGTTGTTTTTTCTTCATTTGTTATAAAATGTACATTTTTTAAACCTCTATTATATTGAATACCATCTATAAGTTCATAGGTTGTTTCAGAAAGCTCTGTTGGCTCTAACATTACAACTCCATTTTTACCAGCCTCTCTAAAAGCATCTGCTATAATTTTACCAAGAATAGGATCATTATTAGTAGATATTGTAGCAACTTGATCAATCATACTTCCTTCTACAGGAACAGCTATATCTTCTAAATACTTTATAGTTTGTTTGGTTGCACTTTCTATACCTTCTTTCATATCTCTAGTAGAAAGTTTAGTTTTATATGCTTGTTCTAAAATAGCATGAGCTAATACTGTTGCAGTAGTTGTACCATCACCAGCTTCTCTCACAGTTTTTCTAGCAGCCTCTTTTAATAGTGTAGCTCCCATATTTTCTACAGGATCTAAAAGCGTAATAGATTCAGCTACAGTAACACCATCTTTTGTGATAAGCGGTTTACCAGTATTGTCTTCCAAAATAACACATTTACCGCTAGCTCCTAAAGTAGAGCTAACAGCTTGTGTAAGTTTTGTAATACCAGCAAATACTTTATCTCGAGCATCTAAACCAAAGCTTAGATTCTTAACAATTGCATTTGACATAATTTAATTTGATTTGATTTGATTTGTATTATTTAAACGTCTTAACTACTTTAGGACCTTTTAAAAAGTCCACTTTCTTTGCA